AGCCAAAGAGTGACGTTAGCACAGACACAATTACAAATTGCTAGCTCAAATCCTGCTTTACACAACATTTATGAAGCTTACAGACGTGTTTATGAAGCTTTAGGCACTAAACAAATTGATACTTTACTAAAACCACCACCAAAACAGCCAGAACCAATGGATCCAGCGAAAGAAAATGCTAGAGCTTTACAAATGAAGCTACTTACAGCTTTTGAATTTCAAGATCACGATGCTCACATAGCTGCACACATGGCATTTATGGGTTCAAGAATGGTTCAGATAAATCCACAAGTTTATGCTTTGTTACAATCACACATATCAGATCATATTTCTTACAAAGCACGTAAAGAAGTAACTGAACAGATATCTCAAGATGCAGGTTTAATGGAATTACAACAAAATGATCCACAAGCTTTTCAAATTGCTTTTGATAACGCAGTTGCAACTGCAGTTGCAGAAATAACTACATCATTAGTACAAGGTGAAATGCAAACTAACATGGCTAAACAAGATCCACTCGTAAGAATTAAACAACAGGAAGTTGATTTGAAAGCTGCAGACTTACAAAGAAAAATTGGTGAAGCAGAAATGAGACAAAATATGGAAAACGCGAGACAACAAGAGAAGCTTGGATTTGAAAGAGAAAAATTACAACAACAAGATGAAGCCTCTGATAAAAGATTAGAGATAGCTGAACAAAAATTAGAGATAGCGAGAAAAAAATAATGCCACTTACAGAAAAAGGTAAAAAAATAATGAAATCAATGAAAAAACAATATGGCAAAGACGCAGAGTCAGTTTTCTATGCAGCAAAAAACAAAGGAACAATAAAAGGCGTTGATAAAAAACAAACAGGAGGTTTAAGTGGCGGTAAAAGATTCGGACCTCCACCAGAGAGAGGCCCTAATCCACAAGGACTCAAATCAGGTGGTTGTCCCCATAGGGAGACTGGTGCAAAAACGGATATCAAAGGAATCAAAGATGTCCAAGTCTCAGGAAAGAAATTCATCGGGCTTAGATAGAGAAGCATACTACGCTGGAGTAATAGAGGGCGAAGGGTGTATCTCTTACGAAAGAACAAGAAAAAATTATAGAATACCTTCAATATCAGTTGAAATGACAGATAAAGACGTAATTCAACGTCTTCAAGATTATTTTCAAAAAGGCTCTCTTGTTTTTGTAAAAAAAAGAAAAGAACATCACAAAGATACATGGAGATGGCGTGTTAGAGGTAAGGGTGCAGTTGATATTTACTTCAAAATGTATAATTATCTATCTGATAGAAGAAAAAGTAGAATACAACAAGTTTTAAAATCTTATTGTGATGATGCTAATTCAAGAGATGATAACAATAAGTATAAAAAGTTAAATAAAGTTTTAGAAAATGTTGTTGATACAACAAGAAAATTATAGGAGTAATTTATGGCATGGTTCAGTTTAGCAAAGATAGCTTTACAAGCTGGAAGTAAAATTTATTCAAATAGACAGAAAACAAAAATGGCTATGTCTGATGCACAGCTAATGCACGCAGAGAAGATGGCTCGGGGTGAGGAGGCTTACCAGGGCAAACTTTTAGAAGCGAGGCAATCGGACTGGAAAGATGAATTTGTATTGATCATATTAAGTGCTCCGATAGTAGTGCTCGCTTGGGCGGTCATAAGCGATGATCCCGAAGCAATGGATAAAGTAAAATTATTCTTTGAATATTTTTCAACGCTGCCTTCATGGTTCACTAATCTTTGGATTTTAGTCGTAGCTAGTATTTTTGGAATAAAAGGAACACAGATATTTAGAAACGGTAAAAAATAATGTCCGACACACTGCTGGTTTACAACTTGTGTGGGATTATGAAAGATAATATTTCTAAATGGCAAGAAAACATAGACGCGTTCTTAAGAAATAAACATGAGTTCGATCTATGTATCTCAGCTTGTAATGTAAGCGAACCATCAAAAAAATCTTTAAAAGAAAAATACAAAGGTCATAAAATAACATTTATAGAAGATGTTTTACCAGTAAATGTTACCTTTAATTTTAATTGTAAACTTTATCCAGATTATAAATATTATGTTTACACAGCATCAGATGTAAATCCTAACCATCACAAAAATTACATTACAAAAATAAAAAATTTTCATATTAAAAATAATAATGCCATGACTGGTGTTTTTGTTAGTGGTGATTGTTTACCTCCTAATTTTGTTCATTATGAAAAAGATTTAGCTGCTGGCAAAAATATAACTTTTAAACCTGGCGAAGCTTTTAACTGTCATTTCTGTATGTTTGATGGTGAGTTAATGAAACATTTTAAAAAATGTATGCCAGATATTTTTAGATCATGGTGCACAGAAAGTGTTTTTTACTATGTGTGTGAATCAATAGGTAAAAGACTTGGTATGTATAATTCTAAAGAGATATCTTTTTATCATCCTAGCGGAAGTAATGATTTAGATGGAAATTCATCTGGTTTTCAAGAACATAAAGGTCCTGAGGATTTATTTAAATCTAAATTATCAGCAAAAGAAAGACTGATGACTAAAGAGTCATTTGATGCAGGCTTTGGTTATGAAGAGATAAAACATTTGTGGCAACACAATCATTCATTGTATGAAAACGATAGGCCAAAAGATCCACAAAAGTTATTTAAATTTATCAAGACTGGAGTTTATTTGACAGATGAAGAATTTAATTATAATAACATTAAACATGTTAGGATTAATTAATTTTTTCATTCCAAGTCTTGGTGAGATATCAATAGTTAAGACCATAGAAAGTATTCAAAAACAAAATTATCCAAATTGTAAAACAACCATAGGCACTGACAATGATGAGGGTCATGAAAAGATAAATGACATTTTAAAACAATTAAAACCTAAAAATGTTTTACATTATAGGTTCCCTGAAAAAGTAACAAAGGGAAGACCAGAGTTACTTGTTGCAAGTGCAATGTATTCCATTAAATATGACTATTGGCAATCAGTTGGATGTGGAGATTGGTTTGAACCATGGCATGCTTCTTTAGTTTTAAAAACCTATGTTGAAAAAAAACCTGATTGGGTTTTTACTTTAAGAAATATTTGGGATAAAAATGGTAATTTTATTTGTAAGGATATTTTTGAAAGCATTGGTTTTCATGAAGTCTGGAATAATCCTGGATATATATTTGTCGATGGTCAAAGTTATTGTATTCCAAGAAGAATGGCATACGATGTTGCTAATTCATTACCAATGTCAAGAGAATTAGATGAAAGAACAGATAAATACATATTTGATATTTTTAGAACAAAATATCCTAACTATGTTTGTACCAATGATTACACTTTGAATTTTAAGCTAAATCGTGGTACAGATGAACAATTAGAATATGCAAAACAATGGTATTTAGCAGGCTATAAACACATGAATGAACAATATCCTGACGGTAAATATCCTTGGATTAAATAAATATGGACCCTTTTTTACACGAACAAATTAAAAATGTTATTGAGAGAAGAAAAAAAAGATTAACGGAAGTTTTAGTACGTGATGTTGACAATCTCAATCAGCTTCACTATATTAGAGGACAAATCAAATCCCTTGAGGATTTGCTACAAGATCTTAAAGACTTGTATGAAAAACAGGAGCAATAAATGACGGAGTCCACGGAGCTACCGAAACGGACTAAAGGCATTGAGAAGGTTTACAAAGACGAAAAAGTCGTCTCAAAAGTCTTAGACGAAAAATCGATAGATAAATCACTTTTAGAAAGATTACCTACACCAACAGGGTATAGAATGTTAATTCTACCTTATGCTGGTCCTACAAAAACAAAGGGTGGTATTCTATTAAGTGACAAAACCCAAGAAACAATTCAATTGACAACAGTCGTTGGCCTTGTGCTTAAACAGGGAAATCTTTGTTATAGAGACAAAGAAAAATTTCCTTTAGGTAGATGGTGTAATGAAAAAGATTGGATTATTTTTGGAAGATACGCGGGTTCCCGATTCAAAATAGAAGGCGGAGAAGTGCGTATAATCAACGATGATGAAGTCATCGCAACAATCACCAATCCCGCTGATATTTTGCACCATTACTAGGAGGTAAAATGGCAGAAGAACAAAAGACTCAACAAGAAGTTGAGCTAGACACCGATGGAGTCAATGAGGAATCTGTAAGTGTTGATCAACCAAAAGAACCAGATCCAGCGTTTCAAAAAAAGGAAGACGTGGACCTGGGTTATACAGACGTTAGTCAAGAGACGAAAACTGAGGAAGAAAAACCTGAAAAAAAGGAAGAAGCCAAAGTAGAAGTTGAAGAAAACGTTGAAGAAAAACCAGTTGAAACTAAACCTGATAATTTAAAAGATAGACAATCAGGTTATCAAAAAAGAATCAACGAGTTAGTCTTTCAAGCTAAAGAGGCAGAGAGAAGAGAAAAAGCTGCTTTGAGTTATGCTAAGGGACTAAAAAAGAAATATAGTAGTATAGAAGAAAAGTTAGATACTACTGATAATAATTACTTAAAAGAAATCCAAGCTAGAGTTACTTCAGAACAAGAGAAACTTAAGAAGTCTATGAAAGAAGCTTTAGATGCTTCGGATTCTGAAAAAGTAGCTGAGATAAATCAACAATTAACTAAATTAGCAGTAGAAAATGAGAAAGTTAATTTGACGTTAGCTGAAAGAGAATCTCAGAAAAAAGAAAAAGCAAAAGACAAAGATTCATCAAAAGATGAAAAAATACCAGGTGAAGAACCTGTTAAGATCAGTAAGAAAGCTCAAGAATGGGCTTCTAAAAATGAATGGTTTGGCACAGATAGAGTGATGACTGGTGCCGCAATGAGTATTCATGAAGATCTATTAGGGGAAGGTATTGAATCTGAAAGTGATGAGTATTATAATAACATTAACAAACGAATGAAGGAGTATTTCCCTCAAAAGTTTGCCCAGGATTCGACTGTTAAAGAACCCACAACAAAGCAACCCGTCCAAAACGTTGCTGGGGTAAGTCGAAGACAAGGAGGACGCAAGTCTGTGAAACTCACCAAATCGCAGGTAGTAATCGCTAAGAAATTAGGGGTGCCACTAGAGGAATACGCAAAATTCGTGAAGGGAGGAAACTAATGCAAAAGATAAGAACTTCACGCGAGTCTGATTCTCGACAAAAAGTTGAGAGAAAAAAAGATTGGACTCCATCATCCAGTTTGGATGCACCACCTGCTCCGAATGGTTTTGCTCATCGATGGATTAGAGTAACTGTTCAGGGTTTCGAAGACACAGGTAACGTGTCTAGAAAACTTCGAGAAGGTTGGGAATTTGTTAGAGCTGATACACTGTTAAGTGAAATCGGTGAAAACGATTACCCAGTCATGAATGAAGGAAAACATCAGGGGTTAGTCGGAATTGGAGGCCTTGTGTTGGGGAGAATACCTTTAGAGATTCTCAAAAGCCGTGCAGAGTATTTTAAAAGAATTACTCAAGATAGAATGAACGCGGTTGATCAGGATCTGATGAAGGAACAACATCCAGACATGCCAATCAATATTGAGAGGCAGTCTAAAGTGACCTTTGGTGGTAGTCGCAAAAATTAATTTTTTTGCTATTGCTACACGGTCTTAAAAAAACATAACGTTAAAAGAGAGGTAAATACATGGCAAACGTAAGTGAAAAGTTCGGTCTAAGACCGTACAGAAAACTAGACGGTACACCATTAGTAGGAGCTCAAAACAGATATACTGTTAAGAACAACTATGGCACTGCAATTTATCAAGGTGATTTGGTAATTCCAACATCAGCTGGTAACATTGAAAGACATACTGCTGGAAACGGAACAGCTGTTGTGGGCGTATTTAACGGAGTGTTTTATACGGATCCAACTACTCAAAAGCCAACATATAAGAATTACTACCCAGGTAGTGTGGCTACTGACGACATCACAGCTTTCGTTGTTGATGACCCAGATGCTGTATTCTTAATGGACGCAGACGCGGCTTTTACAAGAGCAGATCTATACAAAAACTACTCTGTTACAAATACTACAGGTGTAACACAGACAGGTATCTCGAAAGTACAATTAGACGTAAGTGCTTCTGGAACTACGACAACTTTTGCTGTACAAGCAATTGACATTTCGCAAGATCCAGACAATAGCGATACGGCTAATGCAAACGCGAATATACTTGTAAGAATAAACAATCACTTCTACAGAAGTGGTACAGGAATAGCATAAGGAGGATAAATCATGGCTATATCACGATCACAACTAGTCAAAGAACTAGAGCCAGGTTTGAACGCTTTATTCGGCCTGGAATATAAAAGGTATGAAAATCAGCACGCTGAGATTTATACAACAGAAACATCTGACAGAGCTTTTGAAGAAGAAGTAATGTTAAGTGGTTTTGCTTCTGCACCAGTTAAACAAGAAGGTGCTGGAGTTGTGTTTGATCAAGCAAACGAAACATTCACTGCTAGATACAATCACGAAACAATCGCTTTAGCATTTGCTATCACGGAAGAAGCAATCGAAGATAACCTATACGACAGACTTGCAGCGAGATATACAAGAGCTCTTGCAAGATCAATGTCAAATACGAAGCAAGTTAAAGCTGCAAACGTATTGAACAACGCACAAGTAACAACAGTAACTGGTGGTGATGGAGTCTCTTTAATTAGTGATTCTCACCCATTAGCAACTGGTGGAACTTTTTCAAATGTTCTTTCAACTGCTGCAGACCTTAACGAGACATCATTAGAGCAATCTCTAATTGATATCGGTGCTTTTGTTGATGAAAGAGGCTTAAAAATCGCTTCTCAAGGTGTAAAAATGATAATTCCAAAAGAATTACAATTTACAGCAGAGAGATTAATGAAGTCTCCACAAAGAGTTGGCACAGCTGACAATGACATCAACGCTATCGCTTCTATGGGTATGGTTCCACAAGGTTACAGAGTTAATAACTTTTTAACTGACACAGACTCATACTTCATAATGACTGATGTACCTAATGGATTTAAAATGTTCGTTAGATCACCAATCAAAACAGCGATGGAAGGTGACTTTGATACTGGAAACGTTAGATTTAAAGCTAGAGAGAGATACTCATTTGGATTTTCTGATCCTAGATGTGTATTTGGTAACGGTAACTTACCAACTTCTTAATAGTTTAAATACTAATTAAGTATTAATTTGAGGGGCGGTGCGTTTGCATCGCCCCTTTTTTTTATGTATAATAAATTCACTTAGATAAATTATTATGTCGACTGGCTAAGCAGACGGTATAGAGACGGCATAATGTAATGGCTATACAAAGGAGAAAATTATGGCAAATACAACTTTTTCGGGACCAGTACGATCGGAAAATGGTTTCGAACAAATAACAAAAAATAGTACGACAGGTGCTATTA